ACTGCGCCGGGCTCGCCGAACTGCACGAGGTGCTCGTCGAGCTACTGACCGGCGCGATTGAAAGGGCGGCAGGCGAATGAGCGAGATCGTGGACCTAAGTCAAGCGAGGGAGCGACGTGGCGGTACCGGGTCAGCCGAGTGTCCGTGCGGGTCGCAGTGGTTCGTGCTGAAGGGCGACCCCTTGGAGTCCGGCGACCGAGGCGCCGTGACCCTGACCCTTGAGGGTCGCGTGACGGGCTACTACGGGACACCGCACTGCATCGAGTGTGATCGTCCGTGGCTGCTGTTGTGACTACCAAGGCCGACCGTCGTCGCGACGACGAGCCGTACACGCGCCAAGACTTGCGGGCCGCCGAGGAGGACCACCGGTGGTGGCGCGACTACGACCACTGGCTGCAGGTGACCGGCGACGGCGACCAGGCCGCCTACTGGTGTCGGCGAGCCGGAGGATGGGTGACGCCGGATGAGTGACGCCGCCGACAGGATCGCCCGCCACAACAGCGTCCGAACCTGGGAACCGCAATGGCCCGCGCTGTGCACATCGGGTGTGTGCCGACCCGACGACCACGGCGGCCCACGCAGGGCAGCCTTCCACTCCCACATCTGCGACACCTGCGCCGACCACCTCCAACAACAGATGACCGGCATCGCAGACGCCTGGCCCGACCTCCAAGAACGGCTCGGCACCGAACAACAACCCGGCCGCGAGAAGGTCACAGGCTCCAAGGACCCCGGCCTGATCCTCAACGAAGCAACATCAGACGTCATGCGCGCCGTCACCGACTGGACCTGGTTCCTCGCCCGAGCCCTCCTCGACGAGAAAGACGTCCGCGTCAAAGACCAAGACACACCATCCCTGCTGGCCTGGCTCGCGACATGGCACCTGCCCTGGCTGACGCACCTACCCGACCAGGCTATGCAGACCGCCGTCTGTGAGGAAGGCCGCGAGCTGGCCCGCCGAGTGAAGCGGGTCGCCTACCCCAGCGGCGCCCGCCGCGTCGACATCCCCAGCCTCCGCTGCGTCGAACACACCACCACCGACCAAGGTGAGCGGGTGCCCTGCGAAGGGACCATGTTCGTGATCGTGCAACCCGGGATCGACATGGAGATGCCCGACATGGTCTGCACCGTGGACGAGACGCACACCGTAGACCCCGCCACGTGGCAGCGCCGCGGGTTCCGCGCAGCCAAGCTCAACGAGGACGCGTCGAGGGAACTGTGGCGCGCGCTGACTGGTACCTGAGTGGCAGGTGTTGACAAAGTGACGGGGACTTGACACGCTCTGCGTAACGTCGCATCCCCCATGAGGGGACAGCGGCGTTCCTCATGCCACCACTCAGCCAGTAGCACAGGTGGGCCAACATGGGTAGCCCCTTCCGTACCACACGCACAGCCCACCTCACCACCACACAGCGCGGCTACGGCATGGCACACAGGCGTGAGCGTGCACGCAGAGCAGCACGCCACCAACCCACCGACCCCTGCGTCAGGTGCGGTCACCCACTCGGACCCATGAGCAGACAGCTCCACCTAGACCACACGCCCGATCGCACTGCCTACCTTGGCTTCAGCCACGGCGGCCCCTGCCCTGTGTGTGGCGTGCGTTGCAACGTCACCGCCGGAGCCAAGGCAGGCAGAGCCAAGCAGGGCGGACCACCCTCGGCCTACCCCCCCCACCCCCCCACCCATGGTGGCGCGACGCTGCGCTGGTGAGCGGTGGCATACCACCCAGCGCATAAGCCAATGTCCGTTTTTTACCATTTGTGCGCTAGCGTGACCGCCGGTCGCGCTTTTATCCTTACTAACCCTCAGGCCCAAGGGGGTCCCCGTGGCTCGCCCCAAGGCGCCGGTAGGCGCCCCACGTGATGCCCCTGGGGCCGGGGAGCATCGTAGGCGGCTGGAATCCCTCCGGGACCGTTTAGAGGCCGCTGTGGCGGAGGCGGCGCATCGTGACCTGGCGCCGTTGGCTGCCCGCTATCAGGCGGTGCTCACGGAGCTGGCGGGTCTGCCTGACGCGAAGGGTTCTGATGGTATTGACGACCTCGCGCAGGCCCGGACCCGTCGTCGGCGCTCAGTCGCCGCGGGTTAGCAGCGTCCCACCGTTCGCGTCTACTGCCGGCCCGGAGGCTGTGAAGCTGGCGGCCCATGCGGGTCTGATGCTGGACCCGTGGCAGCAGTTGGTCCTGCACGACGGGCTGGGTGAGCGTCCGGACGGCCGGTGGTCGGCGTTCGAGGTGGCGCTGGTCGTGCCCCGTCAGAACGGCAAGGGTTCGATCCTGGAGGCGTTGGAGCTGGGGGCGCTGTTCCTGTCGGATCCTGACGCCCCGCCGCCGCTGATCCTGCACTCCGCACATGAGTTCAAAACTTCGGCCGAGCACTTCCGCCGGATGCGTGACTTGGTGGAGGGCACGGACCTGTTCAACCGGCAGGTGCGGATCGTCCGCACGGGCTCCGGCTCGGAGACGATCGAGCTGCATTCCGGGGCACGTATCCGCTTTGTGACCCGCAGCGGCGGCTCGGGCCGTGGCTTCTCCGCTGACCTGATCGTGATCGACGAGGCGTACAACTTGACGGCCGAGTCGATGGCTGCGGTGCTGCCCACGTTGAGCGCGAGACCGAACCCGCAGGTTTGGTATACCTCCAGCGCGGGTATGGCGTCGTCGGACCAGTTGGCCAGGGTCCGCGAGCGTGGCCTGGCGGGTGGGGACCCGTCGCTGGCGTACTTTGAGTGGTCCGCGCAGGACGGCGCTGACCTGGACGATCGGGTGGCGTGGGCGGAGGCCAACCCGGCGCTCGGCATCCGGATCAAGGAGACGTTCGTCGTCGCCGAGCGGGCCGCGTTGCCCGATGAGCAGTTCGGCCGCGAGCGACTGGGCCTGTGGGCTGACCGGTTGGTGGAAGCGGCGATCCCCCTCGCCGCGTGGATGGCTTTGGCTGACCCTTCCGCCGCCCGGAGCGCCGCGCCGACGTTCGGTGTGGCGGTGGCCCCGGACCGGTCCTGGTCTGCGGTGGCCGCGGCGTGGCGCCGCCCGGACGGGCTGGTCCAGGTGGGTTTGACGTTGGACGGTTACCGGCCGGACGCGATCTGGCTGCCCGCTCACGTGGAGGCGTTGCGGGTCCGGGCGCCGGGGTGCGGGATGTGGGTTGACGCCGCTGCTCGTGGGGTCTTGGAGGGGGACGTGAACGAGCCGTCGCCCTCCGAGCAGGCGCAGGCTGACAACGCTCTGGCGGATGCTGTCCTGGCCCGGTCGGTGCGGCACGGGAACGACGTGGCGGTGGACGTGTCGGTGCGGCACGCGCAATGGAAGCCGATCGGGGACTCCCGGGTGTTGAACCGCCGGAAGGCCGACAAGGACATTTCCCCCCTGCGCGCCGTGTCGTTGGCGTTGTGGGGTCTGACTGCGGCGGAGGCCACCGACATGATGAACAACATCTGGTGATCCGCCGCCGGTTCGTCTACGTCGTCCGCGGCGTCCCCGCCCTATTCCTAGGCCTCGCCGCCGCCCTGCGTGGCCCGGTGGCGTTCGCGTGCCTGGTGTATGGCGCGTGGCTGATCGCCCGCCCGGCGGGGCTCATCGTCGCGGGTCTACTGCTGCTACTCGACCGTCTCACCTGACCCGGGAGGTACCCGCGTGGGCATCCTCTTCGGCCAGGCTGGGCCCGTCGAACGGCGCAACGTGTTCCCCGAGCCGCCGATCCCCCCATTCCTGGGCGCGGACGTCGGCGGCCACGTGTCCGTCAAGACCAACCCGGACTCCTCGCTGCAAGTACCCGCGGTCTGGTCGTGCGTGAACCTACTGGCCAACACGGTCTCCACGTTGCCGCTGGAGCTGTACTCCCTGGCCGGCGGCGACGAAGTTCCGACCAAACAACGCCCACCGAAGCTACTGACGTCCCCCTCGCCGAGGGTGACGCAGTCGGAGTGGATCCACCAGCTGATGGTGTCGCTGTTGCTGCGCGGCAACGCCTACGGCCGGGTTATCACGCGGGGCTACACCGGGTTCCCGTCGCAGATTCTGATGCTGAACCCGGATGCGGTGAAGGTCGAGATCGACCGAGACACCGGTGCCACGGTCTACAGCTTGCGACAGGGCGCGACGTGGCAGCGGATACCCACCGAGCAGGTCTTCCACGTCCGGGGGATGACCCTGCCGGGCGCGGTGGTCGGTCTGTCGCCGATCGCGCACGCCGCCGCGGTGATCGGGCTGGACCTACACTCCCGCCGCTTCGCTGAGGACTTCTTCAACGGCGGCGGCATACCGAAGGCCGTCCTGTCGGGGCAGCAGCAGCTGAACCCGGAGCAGGCCCGGACGTTGAAGGACCGGCTGATGGCCGCGTTCCGGGACCGGGAGCCACTGGTCCTCGGCGCGGGCGTGACGTACACCCCGATCCAGGTGAAGCCGGAGGAGTCCCAGTTCCTGCTCACCCAGCAGGCGGATGTCTCTCAGATCGCCCGGTACTTCAACATCCCCGCCGAGATGATCGGCGGCGCGACCAGCGGCTCGAACATCACCTACGCCAACTTGGGCGAGCGGAACATCCACTTCCTCCAGTTCTGCCTCAACTTCTGGCTGAAGCGGATCGAGGACGCCTTCTTCCCGATCTTCCCGCAGCCGCAGTACGTGAAGTTCAGGGTCGAGGAGATGCTCCGCGTCGACCCGCACACCCGCGCGCAGGTGGACCTGTTGAAGCTCGCGGGGAAGATCGTCACACCCACCGAGGTGCGGCAGGAGTACGGCAAGCCGCCGATGACCCACGACCAGAAGATCGAGGCGGACATGGTGCCGTTGGGCGTCGGCCCGTTGGGACGCCCGACCGCGATGCCGGGCTTGAAGCTCTTGCCCGGCCCGCCCGCACCCGTCCCAGCCAACGACCAGCAAGGGGACCCTAATGCCGCTGCTTGAGACCCGCACCGTCGACGCGCAGTTCGAGATGCGCGACGACACGGCGTCCGGGGCCCCGATCCTGGAGGGTTACGCGGCGACGTTCAACGTCGAGTACGACCTCGGGACGTTCCGGGAGCAGATCGACCCCGGCGCGTTCGCCCGTACCCTGAGCAACGGCCCGGACGTGCGGCTGCTGGTGGACCACGAAGGGCAGCCGCTCGCCCGGACCTCGCGGCCTGGCCGACCGGGCACGCTGACCCTGTCCACGGACTCCCGCGGTCTGCACGCGCGGGCGATGCTGGACCCGGCGGACCCGGATGTGCAGCGGTTGCTGCCGAAGATGCGCCGCGGCGACTTGGACCAGATGTCGTTCGCGTTCCGGGTCCCGACCGGTGGCGATTCGTGGTCCACGGACTATAGCCAACGCACCATCCGGGAGGCTTCCCTGGCCGGCGGCGACGTCAGTGTGGTCACCTACCCGGCGAACCCGGACACGTCCGTGTCGGTGCGGGCGAAGGACGCCCGGGAGGCCCGCGTCGTTGTCGCTGAGGCGCTGTTCGCTGAGTTGCGCGCCGGAACTTTGGCGCCGGACAACCTGGCGAAGTTGCATCAGATTCTCCTGGAGCTGGCGAAGGCCGACGCAGGGGTCGACGTCGCCGACAAGGCCCTCGACAACGCCTTGGGGCAGCTTTCGCAGATTCTCGGCGTGCCCAACCCCGATCCCGCCGAACCGGCGGACACCGCAGACGAGCCCGCCGCGCAACGCGGCCGCCCTCTTGACCTCATGCAGCGGCGTGCGCTGCTGCTGAGCCTGTAACACCCGCCACAGCCCGTCGCCCAGCCCGACCCCGCCACGCCGGGTCACCTGCGCGCCACCTGACAAGCGGCAACCAACCCATCACGCACCCAGAAAGGTAACGCTCATGTCTAAGTCTGTTCTGGACACGATGCGGGAGCGGCGGGCCGCTGTGAAGCAGGAGCTCGACGCCCTGCTGAAGACGGCCGAGACCGAGAACCGCAGCCTCAACACCGAGGAGACGGGCAAGTTCGACCAACTTGTCGCCGAGTTCCGCGACACCGGTCCCCGGATCGCCCAGCTAGAGGAGATGGCCCGCGACGAGGCCGCCGCAGCGGAGGCCCGGAAGGGCACCATCGCGGATGGCGAGCAGCGCAACGGTGTCGCGCACGTCACCGACGCGCCCGTGTACGTCCCTGACGGCGGCACCGGCCACTCGTACTTCAAGGACCTGGCCCTCCGGTCCGAGGGTGACCGAGACGCCACCGACCGCCTGGTCCGCAACAGCAAGGCCACCGCGGACGAACAGCGCGCCATCGGCAACACGAACGCCACCGGCGGCTCCGGCGGTGAGTTCGCGCCCCCGACGTGGCTGGTCGACGAGTGGATCAACCTGCTCCGGCCCGGTCGGGTGACCGCGGACCTGTTCAAGAAGAACCCGGTCCCGCCCGGAACGCCCAGCATCTCGATCCCGAAGCTGCTCACCGGCACCGCGGTCGCGGTGCAGTCGACGCAGAACACCATCGTCGCGCAGTCGGACCTGACGACAGGCTTCGTGTCGACCGGTTTCGCCACGATCGCCGGCAAGGAGGTCGTGTCGCAGCAGCTACTCGACCAGTCGGCGGTGTCGATGGACCGAGTCATCTCCGACGACCTGGCCGCCGCGTACAACGCTTTCTTCGGGACGCAGATCATCCTCGGGGCGGGCACCGGCGCGAACAACAACTCGGTCCTTAACGGGCTGATCAACGCCCCGGTCCTGGCCGCGAACCAGGCAGTCCTGGCCGCGACGCCTACGGCGACGACGTTCTACTCGAAGGCGACCGGCATGCTGGCGTCGTTTGTCACCAACCGGTTCGCCCAGCCTGAGGTGTGGATCATGCATCCCCGCCGCTGGTACTGGCTGATGAGCCTGTTCGACTCGCAGGGCCGTCCGCTGGTTGTGCCGGCCGATGTGGCCATGAACCCGATCGCAGTCAACGGCAGCGTCGGCGTGCAGGGCGCGGTTGGGCAGTTCCTGGGCCTTCCCGTGGTCATCGACCCGAACATTCCGACCAACCTCGGGGTCGGCACCAACCAGGACACCGTCTTCCTGCTGAGGACCTCGGACCTGTGGCTCTACGAGTCGACTCCGCAGGCGGAGTCCTTCCGGGCGCCGTACGCGGAGTCGTTGGGCGTACTTTTCCGCCTGTTCAACTACGCGGGAACCATCATGAACCGTCTCGGTTCGTCCATCGCGACCATGAACGGCGCGGGCCTCGTGCCCCCGGCGTTCTGATAGGAGGGCAGTCACATGGCTGAGCACGCGACGAAGATCGAGGACGAGGGCACCCTGGTCCGGGCAGATGTGGACGGCGCGCAGGAGAAGGCGCGCGCGTTGCACCACCTGGCGACGGGGGACCCGGAGCCTGAGCGCGGCGGCGCGCTCACCGGCCCCGCGCACGAGGAGAAGTACGGCCTCGAACGGGCGGAGGGTTCCACGGCGTCCTGGCGGGCCGCGGGTGTGCACCCGACGCAGAACCGTGCCCTGGTGGGCGACGAGGACGGGGCGGACAACGTCCGCGGGGCGGTGGAGTCGACCCAGTCCCCCACGGTGCTGGAGACCACCTCCGGTCCGCGCGCTACCCGCAAGTAGCACTCTCCCGCCGGCCCCGTTTCCACGGGCGGGGTCGGCGGGTCACCACACACGGTCAGGAGCCTTAGATGATCGTGTCGCTCGACGACGTCAAAACGCACCTGAACATGAGCCTGTCGGGCACCACGAACGACCTGGAGCTGGCCCGGTTCGTGGACGCCGCGACGGGCATCGTCGAGGGTGTCATCGGTTCGGTCACTCCGACGACGTACACCAACGAGCCGCACAACGGCGGCTCGACCTCGATCATCACCTACCACCAGCCGGTCATCTCGGTGCAGTCGGTGACCGAGTACACCGGGAACACGGTCTGGTCGCTGACCAATCAGGCGGTCGGGGCGTCCACGGACAACTACGGATACACCTTGGACGATCCCCTGTCGGGGCGGATCACCCGCCGCGGCTCCGCGTCCTATCCGGTCCGGTTCCTGGGAAGCCAGGACGACGTGCTGGTCACCTACACCGCCGGCCGGCTCACCGTGCCGTCGACGGTGCAGCTGGCGGCGCTCATCATCATCGACGACCTGTGGTCGCAGACGCAGCGGGGTACGGCGCCGCCGATCCCCGGCGGTCCGGCGTCCGACGTCGCGCAGCCAGGGACGTCGGGTGGGATTCCCTCCCTGGCGTTGGAGCTGCTTGAGGGGTCCGGGATGGCGCGGGTCCCGGGGATCGGGTGAGCACCTGCGCGTGGCCGCGAGTCCTCGCCTGGCTGGAGGCCACGCTGCCGACGCTGCCCGCGTGGGTGGGGGTGCCGGTCTACGACACCGACGTCGTCACCGGGGACGTGCCCTTGCGGTACGCCGTGGTGGGCCGCACCTCCCCTGACGACGTGTCCGGCAACTTCGTCCGACAGCCCGACCCCTCGGGGCTGGTGGTCGAGGCGGGGACGGTGCGGCTGCACATCGTCACCCGCACCGGCGACGTGGACCCGGCGGCCATGCGTTCGCAGGGGTTCGCGTTGCTGGAGCCGCTGGAGGCGGTCATCGGCCTCGACCAGACCCTCGGCGGGGTCCTCGGCCAGCTCGGTCAGGTCGACCTGACCGTGGACGTCAACTCGGAGTCCACCGAGGGCGGAACAGCGCAGTCGCTTGTCGTGTCCGTGAACTACTCCACGCTGATCTGAGAGGAAGCACCATGCCTGACGCCCCGCTGACCGCGGAGGAGTACCTCGCCGCGGTCGACAAGGAGTGGTCGCAGTTCGTCGCGATCGAGCCGATCTACCACGGCAACGCGCTCGCGGCGATGCCTGGCCAGCCGGTCCCCGCCTCGAACGTCGCCCAGTACGGCTACCTGGAGAAGAAGCTCGTCGCCAGGGTCACCACGAAGGCGGCTGCGGCCGTCACCAGCGGCACCACCGACACCACGAAGGGCGCGTAACCGATGCCTACCACCCTGCCCCCGCCGAACCTGCTGTCCGGTCCCGGCATCCTCCGCTACGCCCTCCTCGGGTCGGCGCTGCCGGGGATGGTCTCGAACCCCGCCGGCACCGCGTTTGCGGTCACCGACACTTGGCCGACCGTTTGGCAGATGCCTGGGATGACCGTCGACGGCACCGAGTTCCACCCGCAGATCACCCTGGCCGGGATCACCCCGGCGGAGATGATCGACGCGGCGCAGTTCTTCACCACGGACCGGGTCACGGCGGTGCAGTTCACGCTGATGTCCTTCACCGCGAAGAACCTGGCGCTCGCGTTGAACGGCGCCACCCAGACGGTCACCGGCGTCGCCCCGGCGACGGTCACGAAGGTGACCCCCGCCGCGCCAGGTACGGAGGCCCGGCTCATGTGGGGCTGGGAGTCCGTCGCCGGCGATGTCCGCGCCGTCTGCTACCAGGCGATCAACTCCGGCGACCTGGCCACTCAGATGAAGAAGGCCCCGCAGGCGGCGACCTTCTCCTTCAACCTCAACCTGGAGACCCCCATCGCCACCGGACAGGGGTTCGAGTGGTGGATGACGAACAGCCGCGCCGCATGAGCCGCAACCTCGGGTCCTTCGGCCGCGCCCCTGAGCCGGTCGGCGAGCCGGACACGTTCGAGTACTTCGGCGCGACCTTCCGGGTCAACCCGGAGTTCGGGCAGCTCAACTTCATCGACTTCATGGAGCACGCCGGGTCCCTGGACGACAACAGCGCCGAGGCCGCGGTGCAGGTCAAGGAGGCCTTGCGGATCACGCTGCACCCGGAGGACTTCGACCCGTTCTGGGTGGCGTCCTTGGCGAACCGGCAGACCACTACGGACCTCATGGGCCTGTTCGAGGCCATCCTGAAGGCGGTCGCGGAAACCGAGTCTGAGCGCCCTACTGGGCGGCCGTCCGTCTCCTCGGATGGGCCAGGGGTCATCCTGCCGAGTTCCGTGTCGCCGCCCGCCGATCCGGCTATGGAGCGGTTCGCTGGCCGGCCGGACCAGCAGGCGGCGGTGCTGATGATGCGCCGCGCCTCCGCCTGAGAGACGTCTGCGACCTCGCGTTCGTCCTGCTCGCTGAGCGGGTCGAGCGGGAGTGGGCCGCTGACCGGGCCGGCTACGTGGTGGCCGCGTTGCAGTCCGAGGAGGGCGACGACGTCAAGCTCCCCGACCTGGAGGAGCGGCTAGCCAAGTTCGACGACGCGCTCGCCGCCGAACCGGTCCCGCTGACCGAGCAGCAGATCGCCGACCAAGCGTTCCTCGACTCTCTGGGGGTGTGAATGGCCGACGACATCGTCATCACCGGGGTGGAGCAGCTCGCAGCCCTCGGTGTGCGGTTGAAGGTGGCCGGCGCCAAGGATCTGCGGCGTGAGCTGCTGGCGGGGCTACGGGTCGCCGCGAAGCCGCTGGTCGCTGACGCTCGCGCGGCGGCGACCGCGCAGCTTCCCAAACGGGGCGGATTGAACGCGCGCGTCGCCAAGGACCCGATCCTGATCCGGAACCGGTTGACCGGTTCCGGGGTGGGTGTGCGGATCGTGACCACCACGAGCGACACCCGCGGCGCGAACCGGGGCACGTGGCGGCACCCGGTGTTCAAGACCGGGGCGTGGGTCGAGCAGACCTACGCGCCCGCGAAGGGCTGGTTCGACGACACGTTGACCAAGGCCGCCCCGGCCGCGCGGGTGCAGATCCTCGCGGCAATGGAGTCCGTGGCCTTGAAAATCACGAAACTGTAGGCGAGAGGACGTAATGCCCACTCTCGCGATGACCTTCGACGTGTACGCGCGAGACCGGGCGTCGGCGACGTTCGCCCGGATCGGCACGTCTGCTGAGGGCGCTGGGCTGAAGGCTGAGTCCTCGGCGAAGCGCATGAAGCACTTCGCTGAGGCCGTTGGCGCGATCGCGGTCCTCGAGGTCGGCAAGAAGATGATCGAGGCCGCTGGCAACTTCCAGCAGGGCACCAACGTGCTGGTCACCGCCGCGGGCGAGTCGGTCAAGAACCTGGGCATGGTCCGCAAGGGCATCATGGACATCTCGGTGGGCACAGGGACGCCGCTGAAGGACCTGACCGACGGCATGTACCAGGTGGAGAAGGCCGGGTTCCGGGGTGGCGCTGGCCTGACGATCCTGAAGGCTGCTGCGCAGGGTGCCCGCGAGGAGGGCGCGAACCTTTCGACCGTTACCAGCGCCATGACCTCGACGATGCAGTCGTACCACCTGCCGGCGTCCAAGTCGGTGATGGTGATGAACGAGCTGAAGGCCGCGGCTGGCGAGTCCAAGACGACGATGGAGGAGTTCGCTGGGTCGCTGTCGACGGTGCTGCCTATCGCGTCGGCGAACCACATCTCTTTCGCACAGGTCGCCGGTTCGCTCGCGACCCTGACTCAGCACGGCACCAGCGCGAAGGACGCGACACACGAGCTGGCGGCCACGATCCGGAACCTGGCCGCTCCAAACATGGTCGCGATCAAGGAGATGGGCCAGCTCGGCATCTCCAGCCAGGACGTGTCCTCGAAGCTGGGGCAGCGGGGCGTCGCTGGAAGCCTGAACTACCTGTCCGAGACGGTGCTGCGCAAGATGGGCCCGTCCGGCAAGGTGCTGCTCAACACGTTCCTGCAGTCGCAGTCCGCCGGGCAGGGCGTTACGACGATGTTGGGGGCGATGACGCCTGCGACGCGGGCGCTGGCTGAGCAGTTCATTCATGGCTCGATCACGAGCAAAGGGTGGGTGAAGGCTCTCGGCGGCATGACCCCGCAGCAGGCCTCTCTGGCGCGGCAGTTCGCGGTCGCCGAGAACAAGTCCAAGGGCTTCAACGCGGCGATCCGGGCGGGGATGCCGGGGTCGCAGACGTACACCGAGGCCATCAAGAAGATGACCGGCGGCGCGATCGGGCTGAACACGACCCTGCAGCTCACCGGGGAGTCGACCAAGGGCACCACAGAGCGGATCAAGGTGGTCGCCAAAGCGTTCAGCCAGGGCGGCAAGGACGTGTCCGGGTGGGCGTCGACTCAGAAGCTGTTCAACGTCCAGATGGACATGCTCAAGGAACGTGTCCAGGTCATCGCCGTCCAGATCGGCACCGCGCTGATCCCGAAGGTGTTGACCGTCGCCAAGGCGTTCGGGAGCCTGCTCGACTGGATTCAGAAGAACAGCAAGTGGCTGAAGCCGCTCGCGGCGAACGCGCTCCTTTTCGCTGCTGGCATTGTGGTCATCACCAAGGCGATGAATGGGTGGAAGGCTGCGCAGGAGGCGCTCAACGCAGTGTTCAAGGCCAACCCGTTCGGGTTGGCAATTGCTGCCGTCTCCGCGCTCGCTGTCGGCATCATCTACCTGTACAACCACAACAAGACCTTCCACGATGACGTGGTCAGGAAATGGAACTCGATCAAGATCCTGATCCACAACGCTTGGAACCAGTACATCAAGCCCGCGCTGGAATCGTTCTCTAACTACATCACCGGGACCGTCGTTCCGGCTGTCAGCAAGTTCTGGACCAACACAGTCAAGCCCACGTTCCTGGCGATCGGCGGGTGGATCGCGAGCACCTGGACGAAGACAATCTGGCCCGCTCTGAAGGCGTTCGCCGGGTGGATCACCGGCACCGTTGCCCCTGCCATCAGCAGTTTCTGGACCCACATCGTTAGGCCGACCTTCCAGGCCATCGGCGGGTGGATCGCGA